ATGGCTTCCGTCCGGAGACTAATAGTTCACTTGTTAGACCGGTAGGGTGGTAGAGACGCACCCAAACTCAGACCCAGATCAAACTCCCCTTTACAGTGTTAGCTAACTAGGAGATTCCATGAGCTTTGGTCCACTAGGCACTTACGTCCCACCTGGCGTATACTCGCGTACTCTAACCGAGGCGACCTTAGCTTCATTGATCCCAGGGCTGCGAATTCCAATGTTGGTTGGAATTGGCCAGGAGGAGCTGGAGCAGTACGATCTAGAGTTGGTGCGAGGTTCCTCGTCCACCCTAGACCAGCAGATCCTTAACGAGGATATCTCTGCTCGTTGGGTTGTAGACGACACCAACCCTCAGAACTTGGTTCTAGGTGCAAACAATGGCACCCGAACTAGATTCGTAGTTCGTAACTTCCCCATCGTCGATGGGCAGGGTATCGGTCGACCAAGCAACGACGCTAGGGCTGTCTCGGTCACCGTGAATGGTGTTCCCGTTGCGATTGGAGCTGTACGAGGTACAACTGGAGAGGTCATCCTTCAGGTTCCTCCTCAGCCAACAGATAACGTACGAGTCACTTACTTCTTCCACCGGGGCGATACTGCGTTCACGGATAACCTATCGGACCAGGTAACGAGCACCACGGCAGAGATTGTGGCCTCTGGGTACGAGCCCTTTTCAATTACGGCTGGCACGAACAACCTCCTCAAGATCAAGGTTGACGGACTAGAGTCCACGATTGGCTTCACGGATGCCGCAGCTGCGACCGTGTCTTCGTTGAAGAATCAGATTGACGCTGCTGGTATCTCGGGGCTAAGCACCCTGGTGTTCCAGGCAAATGACGGCACGCTTCACCTCCAGATGAATTCTGCAATCTCAATCGAGATTATGGATGGCAATGCAAACGGGACGCTCGGTCTCTTTGCAGGGCAGAAGTCTACTAGAAACACTGCCTTCCGCGTCTACCAGAGACCTATCGTAGATGGATCCTCTGGGGGAATCACCACCACTGACCCTTCCAAGGTAGTGGTCATGGTGAATGGATCTCAGGTAATCCCATCCTCGGTAGATGGTACAAACGGGATCGTGAATCTTAGCTCGCCACCACCTGTTGGGGCGATTGTAGAGATCACCTACTACTCGAATACCTGGCAGGACACGTTCGACTACCTACCTAACACGCTGGTAACGAACATTGTCCGTTGTGGCATTAGCCCAAACCGTTCGGACTACATTCAGAACCAGGACTTCGTGGTTTCTAACCCAAGTCCTGACGTCTCTATCATCCACTGGGGTACGAGCTACAGTGTAGCGTCTGCGCTCCGCACTCCAGGAGCAGAGCCTCTAGATGACTCTCAGATTATCCCCACGCTTGTGGACGATAAGCTGTGGTTGGTGGAGTGTGAGCGCTACGTGGACACCTCTGTTGTACCCTCCAAGGTGTCTACGACAGACTTTGTCCTCCCTGTATCCCCTACCACTGGTAATGGGCGTAACACTCCACTGACTCAGACCCTGTTCAACACGGCTACGAATGCTCGTAACGACCTCATCACCAATCGCCCAGACTTGGTGGTGATTCGTGTTGGTCGAAGCTTGCGAGATGCTTTGGGTCGCCCCGCAGCAAAGGTCCTTGTTCTTGACGGGTCCACTCGCAAGGTCACCCTAAAGGACCCTGTTCCGCCAGACTTCAAGGCGTACGCTACGTACCACTACAACCGTATTGCAGATGACACCTATGTCATCACAAACAAGACCAGTGGTCCTGCGGGCTCGGGTCAGTTTGAGGTGCTCAGCTCACTCTACAACACCAATGTGATGCAGGTGCGCTTCGGGTCCAAGGGTGGCGGTTTGGTGGACACCGTGCAGTGGCCACGAGGAGCTGAGCAGGTTCCTGACGCCTTTCACTACGGCAAAACTCCAACCTCTGAGACGGTCACCGTCACCTTTGGGTCGAGTGCAGCTACGAGTGCTCTGTACACGAACAAGGGAGCACAGCCCTTCTCGTTCTACAGTCCATCCTCTGCCACTTGGCGCACAGCCCTGAACGGGGCTCCAACGGTGGTTACCAACCTAGCGGTTGCCACGCGTGGTTACCTTGTGTCCAATGAAATCACCTTGGTCTCAGGTGGGTTTGCCATCACAGCCGCAAACCAATTGCTAGAGCTTACTGTAGACGGAGTTAACCTAACGGTTACCCTCCCAGTAGGCGTAGCGGTTACCCCAGCTGCAATTGCTACGGCTGTCAATGCTGTAGTTGATGCAAACGCTTCGTTCATTGGTACAGCTCCAAACAACTTGTTTACAGCTATCCCAGGGGCAAGCGGAGCTACGAACTTCTTCGTTCTACGCAGCTACTCAACTCCAGCGGCACTTCCTGGTGGGTTTGATCACAAGTCCTATGCAGCTATCCGTCAAGGTACAGCAGAGACTACGCTAGGTCTCACGACCTTCCAGCGTGCTGACGGTACTCCTACCGCAGTCAACAAGCCTGCTACCCTTCTGGGTACGACGGCTCAACCGTTCATCATCACGGCTGGAGTGAACGACCTATTCAAGGTCCGCATCAATGGGATTGACTTCACGGTCACTCTCAGCTCCGCCTCGACCACCTCTGCTCAGATTGTTTCAAACCTCAACGCCATCATTGCCTCCCAAGGTACTGCAAGTGTCGGGACGCTAGACAATCTGAACAAGATCCGAATCACTTCAAACGTGAACTCGGATCAATCCACCGTTCTTATTCTGAACGGCACTGCAAACGCAACCCTTGGGTTCACAGAGGGTACGTTCGCCAGTCAGGTTCGAGTCAGTGTCCAAGAAGTCTCCAACAGACTGATGGATACTCCTAACTTTGCCGTATCTACCTGGAGCCCTCCTACTGCATTCGCAGGAGCTGTGGCTTACCCAGCAACGATCAACGGTTCAGTTTACCTGACCATTGCATCGCTCATCACTGGACTAACCTCTTCGGTTGCTTTCGTTACCGGGGCGAACTCAGCATTCAACACGTTGAGTGGGACTCAGATTACTCCAGGTACCGATGGGGATAACGGTGAGGCTACTTACGACAACTTCGTCGTAACATCCTCGAACCCTGTAGGTTCGGCTGGCACGGGTATCCCAGGGCAGACCTACACAGACGCTAGGACTGGACTTAGGTTTACTGTTCTACCTTCTACCGATGGGTCGTATGCAACTGGTGGGTTCTTCACCCTTGAGGTTTCACCAACTTGGAAGGTGAACTCTTCGGTGCCGTACCTCTCGGTTCCAGGGTTGGAGCTAATCGTCACCAATACGGTGAACGTTGGGATCAACGACACGGCTCAACTTCAGACCTTCAACCCAAGTGGCGTTGAGCCAAAGAACGGGGACTTCTACTCCATTAGCTACCGCTTCTTGAAGCAGGACTACACGACTCGAATCTTCCGTCAATTCAAGACGATCGAAGCCAACTATGGCCGACTCTCTGCGGAGAATCGAGTCACCTTGGCTGCCTACCTGTCTATCCTTAACGGGGCAGTCCTGGTAGGGGTCAAGCAAATCGAGAAGGTTCCAAACACAACCCAGGCTAGTGACCAGTCGTTCATCACGGCTCTTCAGGCGCTTAGTAACCCACTACCTGGAAACATCAAGCCGGACATCATGATCCCGCTTACGTCCTCCACGGCAGTGTTCTCGTACCTCACGCAACACTGTGAGGTGGCGAGTAACATCCGTAATCAATCGGAGCGTATGGGCTTCATTGGGTTTGCCTCCGGGACAACTCCAACAAACGCTCAGACCATTGCCAAGGCGTTGGCAAGTCAACGTATCGTCGCCTTCTACCCAGACTCGGCAGTTATCACTCTCTCGAACGAGTTGGGTGAGAACTTCGAGACCCTGGTAGACGGTACGAACTTCGCAGCTGCCTTCGCAGGAGCTGTTGTAAGTCCTTCGATTGACGTAGCGACTCCATACAGCCACCGTAGGGTCCAAGGCTTCACCCGCATCCCTAGGATTATGGATGCAGTGGAGATGAACCAGACGGCAACCGCAGGTGTGACTATCCTGGAGGACCTGGATCCAGTCATCCGAGTTCGTCACGGTCTTACCACCAACATGAACTCGGTCTTGACTCGCCTACCTACGGTGACTCAGATCGCAGACCATGTGTCGCAGAACTCTAGGTCGGTTCTTGATGCCTTCGTGGGTACCAAGTTCCTCTCTAGTCGGGTGAATGAGGTAGAGGTCTCTATGACCTCGCTGTTCAAGTCTCTTATCCAGCAAGAGATCGTTTCGGCCTTCACGGGGATTGCAGCGGCAATCGACACTGAGGACCCAACCGTGCTTAGAGCAGAAGCCTACTATCAGCCTATATTTCCACTTTTGTACCTAATGCTTACATTCAACCTAAGGGCGAGGATCTGATTTACCCAGTAAATTCAGGCACTTGCCAGTGATCGAAAACCCAACTCCATAAAAGGGGTTGGGTTTTCACTATTGTCTGGTCAAGTGAGTCTACTTGGTGTACTACTTAGGTGTGGTAGCTAAGTCCAGTTCGAGTACTCATGAAATTCTAGACTATTTCCACGAAGATCAGCCACTTAAGTGGGTAGCCGTAAAACTTGGAATTAGTCCGAATCGTTTGCGGGATCTCTGGAAGAGCCATTACGGTGAAGCTGCATTTGAGGAGAGAGTAAGAAAGCACCAAAAGGGCGCTCCACCAGGGTCTGCCGACCTTGCCATCGAGGCGTTCACTACAGAGGAGCCCTTTAAGGCCCTGGCAAAAAGACTTGGGATGAGCCCCAACACTATCCGAAAGATTTGGGTAGCTCGTTTTGGTGCCGAGGCCTTCCGTGCTAGAGGTAAAGCGTCCCAAGCAAAGGGGGCGATATCTTATGGTGTTCGGTCGACTGGGCTTACAAAAAAGAAGAACTTTGTGTGTGAGCCATGCTCAGGGTGCAACACCCTTGTGTCTCTTACTAAAGTGCAGCTTGCAGCTCTAACTAAAGTAGTCTGTGAGACTTGTCTTGGTATGGATTCCAAGTGCCCTGTCTGTAATCTAGGCTGCATGGGAGTAAAGGGTGTTGCCATGCACTTTGCTCAGGTAAGGGACAAAGCTCACCTATTGTATCAAGAAGAAAAGGAAGAGGAGAAGTGGTCGGGCCTCACCGAAAACGTACATTATGTTACTTGCAAGGAGTGTGGGTTTCGGGGGGCAGCGCTAAGTAACCACCTAAAACTACATGGTTTAGATGCAAGTAGCTACCGAACAAAGTTTAAGGATGCACTAGTAACCTCTTCTTTTTCTGATGAGAAGAGGTTAAAGTCCTTAATGCCCTCTGCGAGCCGAAGAGCTTACCATTGGAGTCCAGAAGTTTTGAGACAGTTCACGGATGAGAAAGGTCGTGTAATTGTTGCTGAGGCAGCCTTGGCGTTAGGGGCTTCCCCCCTTACAGTCCTTCACTACTGTCGGGCTTTAGAGTTACCTACCCGTAATAAGTTGGCTTGGCAAAGAGTTGTTTTGGACCAAGCCAGTAAGGCGTTTGAAGCGCCTTACGTGTGGGAGTGGTCTGACCCTAGGATAGTTAACCCGAGTACCGGGAGGGTTTTCAACTTTGACGGGTATTTCCCTAACCTAAACCTTATAGTTGAAGCTCATGGCGATCAGCACTGTAGGTATGCTGAGGCTTGGCACGGTTCTCTGGAGAACTTCCATGCCTTACGGGAGAGGGACGCATTTAAAAAGCAACGAGCGGAGGAGCTGGGGTTTCGAGTTTTGGTGGTACGTCCAGTTGATCCGACACATAGTGTAACTTTCTGGAAGAGGCTTAGCCCAGTAGACCCTATTGTTTTGGCTAGTCAAATTAACCGCATTGTAACCACCTTACGTCAAGGGGTATTTCCTATGCCCAAGCCCCTTGATGTCGAGCTTAAGAAAGCATTGACTAGACTTCAGGGTACAAGTGTTGTCGCAAATTCTGATCTCGTTATTTACCCTTACTCTGTAGTAGGTACTTCCGCTTGTGCTTCATTTTTCCCAGCTAGGTATCAAGCTAAACACAAGGCAGTAGATAAGAGTGTATGGGAAGCCTGGCATGACGACGACCTACTCAGGAAAGCAATCAAATTGCAGTTGGACTCTGGGCATCCTACTACCCCTGAGAGGGTCTTAAAAGCTCTTGTGATGTACCACCGAACCCCGTCCGTGTTCCGTCCTGCTGTAGCTAAGTACGTCTATCAAACCTATGGGAACAATGGGGTAGTCTGGGACCCTTGTGCTGGGTACGGGGGTCGACTTCTAGGGGCTCTTGCTGCTGGAGTTCATACTTACATTGGAACGGACATTGAACCCGCTACCGTAGAAGGTAACCTGGCTATCGCAAAACACTTGGGGGTAAGTGGGTCCTATAAGGTTGAGCTTCATGCGGCTGAAGACTTTGACCCTGGAGTGCCCCTGGACCTCGTGTTCACCTCTCCTCCATACTTTGACCTGGAGACTTACGGTAAAGCTTCTTTAAGGGCTAGTGTGGGGTATGGTTCGCCTCAGGGTTGGGTAGAGAGCTTCCTTCGTCCAGTGATGATCAAGGCTATGGAACGTTTGAAGCCAGGAGGGTACCTTGTGTTGAATTTACCATATAAGCCTGTACTTGGGACTCGATTGGATGTAGAAGCTTCCAGAGAGGCTAAGGGGCTTGGGTTGAGAGAGTTGCCAACACTTTGGATGCCTATTCGCACATTCAAAGGTACGATGAAGGGTGAGCCCCTACTAGTTTGGCAGAAAGAGTAAGAGAATCCCTATGACCTATATCCTAGTAGCCAGTGAGTTTCGCACCCCTCACATCAAGGGGCAGTGGCTGGTACTTGAAGTCAATGCAAAACAAGAGGCACGAGAGGTGGCCTCTTGTCTTAGCCTAGAGGCTGGGAAAGCGGTTATGACCCTTCTAGGGGTGCCGTCCTCTACTCCATACCATGAAAGCCCCTGGGGTGTTCCTGAGTCTACGAACTTCGTGTAGCTCGTAACTGAGGTTCTTTCTATGTCCCTATCTTAGGTAGGGTCTTTCAAGCTCACTAAGGTAGCCCATGTACAAGTACGACTACTCCTCTGTCAATTCAGACCTAAAGGCTGGAGATCGACGCAAGTTTGCAAGTGATGACGAGGGTGATGAGCCTATTGGGGAGATCCAAGTCTCCGAGTACATAATCTTCCTACTTGCGGTAGATACCTACATTCGTTACCTTGAAGAAGCAACCTCTCAAGAGGACCCGCTAGATGAGGTAGTTGCGAAGGGGTTAAGACTTCTTCGTAACGTTGATTCCGAATTGGACTCGATTAGTTCATTCATGCAAGGTCATCTGGCCTCTGCAACGCATAAGCGAATGCTTATGAAGTACCTACAGATAAAAGCTACAGGCCCCCAAGGGGTGGGGCGTCGTGCTCTTGGTTTACGGACAATACTCTCACGAGGTGGGCCAGCCACGATGAGAGGGATTTTTGATTCTAACAAGGCTCTGAAACAAGTCCGGGAAGCCATGAGTGCGTCTCAAATGTCTGACGCAGACGCTGCTCTTGATCTATTTGCTAAGCTTACGTTCCGTAATACGCGACTACTTGGGTGGGTTAAGTTAGCGGCTAGTACAGCTACCTCAGGTCAACTTCCAGCCAATGTTGTGGAGGCGGGAGCCAAGGAAGCTCAAGATCAAAAGATTAAGCTGTTGGAGGAGAACATCCAACAGATGGCAGCTTCCGGTGGGGATGCATCTAAGAAGGCCCAAGAAGCTCAGACTACGCAGCTTCTGAAGGTCCAAGATGATGCTACAGCAGCGGCTCGTCAGTCGATGGATCAAGCTGGGGAGCTTGATGAACCTATGACCAAGTCTCAAGTCGTGGGCATTGCAGTGGCAGCCGCTGCTGCTGCTACGAGCGACCCCTCCAACTCACAAAACGTCCCAGAGGCTCTTCGTGGGCTTGACGATGAGCAAAGGTCGGCAGCTCTTACGGACGGTAGGGTCGGAGTTTTTGCCGGAGCTGGAGCTGGTAAGTCCAGTACCCTCGTAGCTCGTGTTGCCTACTTAGTACGAGATCGTAGGGTCAACCCGAGCCGAATTCTGGTGACGAGCTTCAACACCAAGGCGGCTTCCGAGTTGAAAGAGAAGATCGGACGCTCGACGAGCGGGGACACTCTACAGCAGATGTCTGTCGGAACGTTACACTCCATGGGCAAGAGGTTCGTCCTGGAATTCGGGACCCCCGAAGAAAAGTCCGCGTTGGAGTCCGGCTTCATGCAGGGTGGGGCCACGATCGCAAGGGCAGTTCAGAAGGTCTGGGAGGAGTGCTACGATAAGGACCCTCCGCCCAAGTTGAAGAACGCAACCATGGATCGGGCGAAGTGGTCTGGTAACGACATCACCCCGGAGATGGCTAAGGCCCAAGCCGCCTCCGAGGAGGAGATGAAGAGCGCCATGTGGTACGAGATGTACGAAGGGCTCAAGGGTACAGCAGGTCCGGACTGGGAGCCTCCGTGTAGAGGTAGGGCGTTCGAGAGTTTCATGGGTCGATACCGACCGCGTGGAGATCGCCTCGGGGACTTCACCGATCAGCTAAAAATCTTCAGGGATATTCTGAAGCGTAACCCAGCTGTCAAGACCAAGGTTCAAGGGATGTTCGACCACATCATTGTGGACGAAGCTCAAGATCGAAACACCGTGATGGCGGACATGATAGACCTCATGTCCCAGCATATTACGGACGGGGGAGATGGTAAGTCATGCTGGATTGTCGGAGACGACAAGCAAGCCATCAACTCCTTCCAAGGAGCCAAGGCGGCACTCTTCAAGGACCTCTTCCAGAAAGAGGGCTGGAAGACCCGTGTGATTCGCACGAACTATCGGTGCGAGCCTGAAATTGTCGACGCCGCAAACCGGCTCATCGGTCACAACGAAGGGAACGTTCCGATCCCGCAAGTGGCTGCTCCAGGCCGTAAGCCTGGCTTCGGAAGCATCAAGGTTCAAGTGGCTGAGGATGAGGCGGACGCTGCACTCAGCACCATCGAAGAAATCAAGCAAGCACATGTCAACGGTGACGACCTTACGGACAACGCTGTCTTGTTTCGTACAAACAAGGAGATTCACTCCTACGAGACGGCCTGCATCATTCGCGGCATCCCGTATGCCAGGAAGGGGGCTGGGTCTTTCCTGGGTTCGCCTGAGACAAAGGCGGTCTTGAGTTATGTCCAACTCGCAACTGGCTCGGACTTCGAGAAAATGCAGCAATCGTTGGCTCAAGTCGTTGACACTCCCAATCGTTTTTTCATCTCCGACAAGAAGCGAATCCCAGAGGCTGTGGATCAAGCGCTGGCCCAATATGCTCGGGCCGAGGGGTTGAGCATCAAGGCGGTTAACCCACTTGAAGCTCTTGAGGACAGGAATTTCCTTCGTAACTTAGCAGTAAATCTTGGTCGGTTGACCAAGAGCGGCAAGGGCACCAAGTTCGAGGAACAGCTTCGGGATCTTGCGGATTCGGTACGGGACCTCAGGATCAGTGCCTCGGACCCCGATTACAAGACGAAGGACCTGTTCGACGATATCTTGTCTGTCGAAGGAGTCGCCTACGTCAAGGGTTCCCGGCAACCGCAGACCTTCCGCGAGAGCCTGAAGGCCGACTTGCGGGACGCTCTTGGGGAAGACGACGAGGCCGTTGAATCCGATGAGGATGAGGAGGGCTCAACCAAGGGCCTTGGTAACGTTGCCTTTCTCTACAAGTTGGCCGAGCCGGATCCCACGGATGAAGATGACGCCATCACCCCGCCCACATCCCCGGATGGGTTCGCAGCAAAGATGTCTCGCTACACCGCTAAGATGCGTGACCTTCGGACGGACCTCGGTAAGTGGACGAAGGATCAGAACGCGCTCCCTCCAGAACAGCGTAAGAGGCCACCGGGAGTCTATCTCGGTACGGTCCACTCAGTGAAGGGTGCCCAGTGGAAGACCACGTTCATCCAGATGCCGGGTGGGAAGTTCCCCATGGAAATCAAGCCCAAGCCTGGTCAGCCTCCGCCAGATCCGGTCAAAGAGGCAGAGCGTTGGGAGGATGAGCGCCGTTTGGGGTACGTAGCTCTGACCCGAGCCGCCAAGAATCTTCGCATCGTTTGCCCCAAGGAAGTTGGGGGTAGATCGGCCGGAATTAGCCCCTTCGTCCGTGAAGCTGGCCTGGTGGCAGGGGAAAACATCTCGAAACCCGAAACTCCACCTCTCACCAAAGAAGCCGCAGAGTTGATCGACTTGTACCAGTGGGGGGGTGGGCTATGATGGGTAAGCAAGCCATGTCTGAAGATACCAAAGGGGTTAGATTTGTTGAAGTCACCCTCGAAGATATATCCAAGTTCATCTTGCGGAGTTGGCGTGCTCTTCGCCCGAAACAGGGGACAGAGAAGCGTGAAATTTACTATGACCTCGCATTGAGTGCCAACGTAGCTATCCGTATTTGGACCTCAATTGGAGTGGGTCGTGATATTGGAGCTGATATTGGCTCAGATGCGATTCGCATTCAAATACTAGCCAAAAAAGGTGGTAAGTCTTGGCCACTAACCGAGAAAGGGGTAAAGGCCCCTACCGTCAGACGAACTAAAGGGTGGAAAGATAATCTTCAGGAGCGAGTAGAAGACTACCTTGAGTTGTACGAAGAGAAGGAAGCTGTATTTGAGGCACTAGCTACTGGGAATCCAATCCAGTCCGAAGTTAAGCAGAGGGTTCAAGACCCAGAGCCTGAGCAACGCGACCGTGACCCAGAGCCTAGAGGTCGTCCAGCGGATGCTACCTTCACCAAGCTCAGGAGTGGAGAGTGGGGCCTTCGTGTAATCGGCAAGGCAGGTCCTGGAGATCGTGTTCTGGCAAGACGTCAGAGTGGCCAAGCTCAGATACTAGTATGCGGTGAGGTTGTCTGGAGTGGTACAGACCACGGGGATTTCATCACTGTGACCACGATCAGTAAAACACGAAACGCCAGTGGTCCGTGTTCGTGTAAGGTTGGTGCGACGGACGATGGGCCGTGTGGGTGTAACTCTGTAGTTGCTTCTTATTCCTATGACCGTAGCAAGTAAAGACTCAGACTCCCCTCTTACTTTTCAAGTTCTTGTGGACCCTACGCACCCTTCAATCCTGGAGGGTGCGGTTTCGTTTGAGACCGGAGCTACAAGAGCGCAGTTAGCTCCAGGGGTCGCCTATGAGCACCACGGTGAGGAGTTCAGTGCAGATGACGCTGGAGCCCTCACGAGGCTCCACGAGGACTTGATCTTGGGGGTCCCGATGCCTCTGACCTTGTCCCTACACAAGGTAGAGGACCTGGATGCTATCTTAGCTACGGCTTTGTTTCTGCATCGAGACCTGACTCTCCATCCCAACACGACTGGGCTCGTGTCTGCTGTAGACCTTATCCACCGTAGGGGTCCAGCCTTCTATGGACACGTAGATGAGGACCTCGCTCGTTTTCTACATGGCCTCCAAGACTACCTCAGACAAGAAACCTCAAAGCAGGAACGTGGAGTCCGGATAGGGACCGCAGCTCAATGGATTCGAGAGTACGTCCTTGATGGTACCTTGCCGAACCTAGGCCCTCACGCTCCCAGAGTTCGAATCCTAGATGTCGGCACAAATGGATTTGTACTAGCTGAGTCGGATCAGCCATCGACCCAGTGTTGGGAGGTGCTGTATCGTTTGGGGTTCCTACGTGGGGTTGTATTGGGGCCTCTGGTGGATAGTGAGCGTCGCACGGTCCTAGCCGCCAAGAAAAGCTCTCATGTTCAATTCGACCTAGCTAGGGCTGCCTCACACCTCAATGAGTTAGAGGTTCTGTCCGGTGGGGACTCAGAGTGGGAAGTCTCAGGGGAGTACCTGACGAGTCCTACAGAGGGGTCTGTAGTGCTAGCCAACTACATCCTTCAAGTCCTACTCAGGGTATGAGGATCTTGTTGTGCGGTTTAGGTTAGAGTGAGTCGCACCCTTGTTACGATAGCTACGGATGGGTTTCGAGACTACGTAAGTCTCCCCAATGGCGATACAATCAATCTCGGTACAACCTCGGTCCTAAAGCTGATTACGGAAGTGGTGCCCTTCTCAGCGGATATTCGTAAGGCCTTAGATACCTTCCTAGCTAAAGGTACTGTCACTTTGGCGGCTGATCAGTCAGCTCTACTGAAGGTTCTTCGCCCAAAGAAGTCCCGATGGGCAGCACATGAGAATCGTTTTATTCCCGTTGGTATACAAGACCCTAATGGAGTTTGGAATTCAATGAGTACCACCAAGGAACTTAGACTCACCCCAAAAGAGGTCGAACGAGGGGAAGGTGGAGTTACAGTTGTCGTGCGTCCCCAAGAAGATGGTGGTTATTGGGTTGCTGCGGTAGACCTTAAAACAAGGAAACCCCTAGGTAAGGCCTTTGAGTCCTTTGTAGATAGTAAGTCAGACGTGCCATCTGCGGTTAAGGAAGTCGTTAGGTGGTTGAGTAAAATGGGTATAGGGGATGGGATGGCAGAAAGTTCTCGCAATCGACGTGCTAACAGTGGAGTTTGGGATTCAATGAGTACTGACCTGTTTAGCTCTAAGCTCGCATCTCTAGAGACCCTTGTCGAACTTGGTATCGACGAGGACAATACTAGGGTTGCTCGTCAACTTGGGACGGCTCTACTTTCCATTGTCACTTCTGCTAAGGGTCGAGCAAACCCTAAAGATGGGGACTTTGCGATGGTAATGAGTGCCCCTGGCATTGGGAATGACGCTGTATTGTCCTTCCATAAGACAAAAGCAGAGGCTGAGAAAGAGGCTACACGTCAGGAAAAGTTAATGGGGGGGCATCCTTATGTGGTAGATGTCGGGCCAGAGTCTAGGTCTGAGGCTGTAAAGTCCAATGGTAACAGCTACTTCATTCGACCTAACATGAAGAATCTGAAGAAGTCTGCTGGTACTCGTCTAGCAGCGGTTGATGCGGATGCCAAGCGAGAGCTGGACTTGTTCATTGAGAACGAGGGACGGTTGGCAGCTAAGAAGGAGAGTATCCTTACCAACCTACTCCGTAAGTTGAAGTCTGATGGTTACAACCACAGCCAGGCCCCCAAACTTTGGATGTACCTCGTGGACGAAGGGGCCAAGATGTACGCGAAGGAGATGGGGAGTGGCATTGGAGACGCAAAGAACCTCTTCCCAAAGGAACTCCGAGAGTCTCTCGCAAAGGACATGGCTGACAACGAGCTAGAGCTAATGAAGAATGGGGAGTACGACCATTTGAAGAAGGCTTCTAGCTCGGTAGAGGCTCAAGTGGAGACGGTTGTTGGGCAAGTAGAGACTGCACTCCAAGTGGTCGAGACTAGCCCTAAGGCCAACACGCACCTGGCTAAGAAAGACCTTCACATCATTGCTACGAAACTAGCTGCTATGGTTTCAGAAGATGCGGGTCCTGAGGTCACAGCAGGGCTAGAGGACTTGGCTGGGAAGGTAGCCAAGATCCAGTCTCACTTTGCTTGTGGCGGGGGCTGCTCAGGTCATGCTCAGAGTGAGGCAGAGAGTCTACTATCCAAGGTTGAAGACACCTTCCAAGTAGTAGAGGCCAGTGGTAAGTCTGGAGCAAACCTAGCGAAGAAGGACCTACACACTACCACGGTAAGGCTAGCTTCTTTGCTGCGTGAGGGCGGCGTAGATAGCGTCGAGGGTCAAAAGGCTCTACGAAACTTGTCTTTCAATGTAAGTAAGATTCGGTCTCACTTCGCGAGTCGAGTCGTCTAGTGCTTCAAGGACTTCAAGTACAGACTTCCCTGTCCGCTCCAAATGGGAGCGGTTTGGGGGAAGTCTTGTTGAAGGTCTGTAAGGGCCCGTGTGGGAAAGAATTGGAGTTATTGGCGTTCGGTAAGGGTGAGGGTAAGTATGGGCGTAAGGCCAAGTGCAAGTCCTGCTTAGCTGATTACGAACGGCTCCGTCGAGAGACCAATCCTCTTACTGAAGAGCAAAGGGAAATTGGTCGCCAACGGGCTAGAGCGTGGGGTGCTGCTAATCAGGAGCGGAAGGCAGCCAGTGGGCTTGCTTACTCCAGAGCACACCCTGATCGAATGAAAGCCTCTGCCTATAAATGGCGAGCCAAGAACCCTGAGAAGACGCGAGAAATTAATCTTCGATGGCTAACTAACCCAGGCAACAAGGAAAAAGCTAGAGCAGCAGTTAAGCGTTGGTCTGAAGCTAACCCTGAGAAGCTCAAAACTGCTAGCCGAAACTGGCGCACAGAGAATCAGCACTATTGGAGACTTCGAGCCGAGGCTTTCAGTAAGGTCTTGGCAGATTTCACGTTTGAGCAGTGGCTAGAAGTACAAGAGGAGAATGGGCATCGATGTGCTTACTGTCTCTCTAGTGAAGTGAAGCTCACGATGGATCATGTCATCCCAATTCTAAGGGGTGGACAGCATACAATGGACAACATCGTTCCAGCTTGTAAGCCTTGCAACTCTAGCAAAAAAGACCGCTTAATTTTTTACATGTTGGACAAAAGGTAGGGACTACAATGGGATCTCCTCAGCAAGAACTAAATTCCTACATCTATCGTATGGGCACGGCCCCGAACACTAGAGTAGCTGTAAGCCAAAAAAACAAAATTTTCGGGTATATGACCGGAAAGCAAGGGTTTCAGCAGATCGGAGTGATCTCTGAGTTCGGCTTCGACGAGTCCAGGACCATTGACGCTGTACGTGGCGTAGGTTTCGGAGACCAGGTTGCTGAGTTGGTGCCTGGAGTCACTGAGCCGATGACCCTGACCCTGAACCGCACCCTACTCTACACCGTCAACATCTTTCAGGTGTTGGGTTACAAGGGTGGCGTAGAGGGTCTCGTACGCTCTCTAAAGCACCACAGGTGGCCCTTCGACCTCAAGCAGGAACTGGTCTTCTCGGAGATCAGCTCAGACGCAAAAGACGTGAGCGCCCCTGGGTTAAAAAACTCTGTAAGTGCAGGTAGAGCGACAGCTGGAGTAACTGGGCTCCTAAATGGCGGTTCTATCAAGGCGCTCTTCACCTTCTATGAGGGATGCTGGTTGAACAGCTACTCGGCCTCGTTCACCTCCGATGCCGCTATGGTAGCTGAGAATAGCTCCGTAACGGTCACAGACATCATCGATGGGTTCTCGAATTACGGGGAGTTCATCGATTCGGGTCTAGCGCCAATCGGCGCTAACGGGTCGGCTGGAGCTGGGTACAGTCTTCGTTTTGCAGGTGGAGCTGCCTCGAATACGGCGGTAGGGGCAGTCTAACCCCTCGCAAACTAACAGATTAAGATAAACGTAGAGAGACTAGATCGGATCAAATTCCCTTTCTGTCTCTCCCACCTATGGGTGCGGAGAACACACATGGCAACACTCTCAGCGAAGAAGATCACTGAAGCACTAAAGAAGGCTCAGAACGTAGGGCACACAGAAGAGGCATTTACCATAGGAGGCTGCGAGATAGTGCTTCGCAGCCTCACTTCCGATGAGTATATCGTGGTAATGTCTGAGATCGAAGAGGTCCCTGAGGCTGGCTACGTAAAGGCGTTCAAGCAAGAGCACTTGGCCAGGTCTATCATAGAGGTCAATGGGATTGACCTACGTACCATAGACTTTGTTACCGTAGATGTGGAGGACTTGGACCCTCAGACCCGAAAGACCGTGATCAAAGAGGTCAAGGTAGAGCGCCATGCATTTATTCGGGACTACGTGATCTCGAATTGGGCAAGAGAGGCTCTTGACGTAGCGTTCCGTAAGTTCAATGACGTAGTTACGGTAGCCGAAAGAAAAGCCTCTGAGGGAGTAACTTTCTTGACCCCAGATGAGACGGGGGAGGAACGTTACCGTAGGCTCCTACTTGAGGCGAAGGCGATTGAGGGATCTGTTTCGATTGACCTAGTCAATCGAATTCGCGAGGAGGTTGGCTTTGTTGGGGGTGAGGCGAAAGCAACCCCTGAAGAGTATAAAGCTGCGGGGGACCGCCTTGCAGCTTTGGAGCCTGAGCCTGAAGAAGAGGTCTTCACCAAAGACCCAGAGCCTCCTCTCCCATCAGAGCCAACAACCCCTCGAAGGCCTCCCCCTCGCATGGTCGTAGAGGCTCCTACTCAGCAGGCTCAAGCTGTTCAAGCGCCTGAGGCTTCCCCTGACCCTGATGAGTTGATGACTCGACGTCAACCTCTAAATCAAAGGGTCGTGGCTGTACCTCAACCTGTAACTCCTCCTCAGGCATTGCATGTAAATCCTGTCATCCCGGCTTCCCCAGCTGCCCTTAAACGAGCAGCTGAGATTGCAGCACTAGAGGGAGACTTTAGTGCGGAGCCAGAGCCAGCTATTCAAGGGGGTACAGAGGTAGCTGAGTTGACCAGAGTTCAACCTAAGTTGGACCCAGCAGCGCTAGCTCCTATCTTTGATCAGCCCCCTACTCTAGGTCTCAACCCACGGTTTAGACCACCCCAGAGATAGGTAGGCGCAAGTGACTTCTCCCAACAACTTCGCTGAGGCAATTAACAGGGTGGTTGAGGGGGAAGAGGAAGAACCTTCTCCTGAAGACATCCATATCACTGCACCTAAAGACCCTGAGGTTAACCCTGAGGTCTACAAGGATGTAGAGACGTTGCTCTTCCAGGGGTTTCTGACCCTGTATGGAGAGGTCAACGGAGTTCCATTCATCTTCAAGTCACTTAACCACCACGAACATCAGAACATCCAATGGGTGTCTGGGAATATCTCAGGGAAGGGAAGTGACCTGCGGTACTACGCTACGTTCATCGCGTACGGGATCTTCATGGTCGATGGGGAGAACATACTCCTAGATCGGGAGAGGTGGGTCCCTAAGCTAGTTAAGACGTTCGAGACGTTCCCAGCTCCAGCAAGAGCCAAAATTGTACAGTACTTGAGTGAGGTAAATCGAAGAGCCTCAAATGCTGTCACGCTTGCTGAGGCTTACCAGATGGAAGCTGCCTCTCGGTTTAAGTGGGCTCAACTCCAGGGGCTTGGGTTAGGCTCCACTGCCTGTACTGGCATTGTAGGATCAGCTAATCTCGGACTTAACTACGCTCAGTTAGTCTGGAGAGCCCTAAATCACTACGAGGACATCAAGGACCAAACCGAACGAGAGTGGGACCATTCTAAGTTTATCGGCGGATGCTTTGTAGGTGGCAAGGAAATTCGGAAGGTTCACAGTCAGGACCAAGAGCGTCGAAAAAAAGAACGAGAGACGAGGTTAGAGCGGAAGGACAAAATCATTCGACTAGTCCTACTAGGGGAAAACCCAGAGGTTGACTCCAAGACCAATCAGATAAAGATCGTCGCTCGTACGGTTGAGGAACTGGCTTCTCAGTTGGAGAGAGACCTTCGAGGTGAAAAGGACTGGCACGATGAAATCGTGGCCAAGGAGGAAGCGAAAATTCGAGCTGCAATCCAAGACCGACAATCGAAGCTGCAACAGCTCATTCAGTCTAAACGAGAAGACCGGTCCTCCCCAAGGGCTGCCTTCACGGACATGGTGGGTCTTACTAAGGAAGAGATTGCACAACGTGTTGTGCGACGGAGACAGCTTGAAGCTCAGGAAGCAGCTTCTCGTATCGTACACCCCGAGTTGACGGACGAGCGGATGAGCGACTTCAACGAGAAGTACATAGATAAGTATATGCACAAGTCTGTAGCTGACCGAATCCAGGTAACTGACCGAGATCCATCCGAGGTTCTCAATCCCCCTGTTCGACCGCCAGGGACCCCATTTAGGAGATAGTTATGGCTAAGGAACAGGTCGAAATTGCATTCGAGATAGAGCTAAATACTCGCAAACTTGCGAGTAAGATGGCTATGTTCGACCGTTCCGTACAGAAGACCTCGAAAGACTTTGCGGGCCTAACGAGGAACGTCAAGCACTTTGCAAAGGATCAAGACTCTTCTCTCAAAAAAGCTGAGAAGGCCATGGAGCACTTTGAGGAGGTTGTGACCACCTCTGCGGCTAGAATGGAGGAAGAGCGGGTAAAGTACCTTCATTCTACGACTAAAGAGGAGAGGGCAGCTGCCTCTGATCGACTTAAGATCTTGGAAGAGGAAAACGCTCAGGCCATTCGTATCGCGAGAGATGCGGCCAAAGAGGCTACTACTGAAGCTAAGAAAGCAGCTAAGTTCATAAAGCAGTCACTTACGCATGGAATGGACTTTGGGCAGCTTGCGAATCACTTTACGACAAGTTTCAAGAAAGAGACGGACTGGACAAAATTTAGAGACACTATAGCGACTGAGCTGAAGGGTGGTCTAGAGGATGGCTTCTCGTCCTTCAAAGGCAAAGATCTATCTGGTCTAATCAAGGGAGCAGGAAAGTTCAGTAGTGGTTTGCTGAAGGGAGTTGGGGGTACCGGAGCTGCTGCCTTATCTAAGGCTAGCCAAGCTGCTCATGCTAAGAGTGAGGCTATGGGTGGTACCGGGGCTACCGGTACGGTAAGCGGGAAAGTACTCAAGGGGCTTGGGAATGGTTTAGCGGGTATGGGTAAGATGGTGGGTATGTTGGCTAAACTTGGCCCTCTTCTTGCTGGAGTAGCTGGGGCGTTTGCTGCTATCGTTTCTGTTATCCTAGGGATAGAGGATGCGGCAAAGGGTATGAATAAGGAGATCCTAGAGTCTGCTGGGTCAGCCGACATGCTGTATGCGAATGGTGGGGATGCCAACAAGTCATTCAATACCCTACGTAACACCTTAGATGACATTCGGTATTCTGCTACGGACGTTAAGAAGAACTTGCGGTTTGGGATGAAGGCTGAGGACATCCTAAATGTCACTAAGGGGTTTACTCAAGCAGGGGTAAGTCTAACGTCGCTTAATACCGCATTTGAGAATGCTGAGACGGCATCGAAGGGGGCTGGCTCTCAGATTCAGAATGCCGGGGACCTAGCTCGAATGAGCTTTGGCTACGCAAAGCTCTATGGTGTCAGTTTATCAGAGGTTACTGATCTTCAAGCAGAGATGTTTACGGAGATGGGTACTGGTTTGTCTGGGGTTCAGTTGCAATTTGCTGCTATGGCAAAGGATGCTTCTGAGTCTGGCATCGCTACGAACAAGTTCTTTGGGATCATTCGCGGGATTTCCTCAGACTTGTCCTTGTACACGACCCGTATTGGTCAGGCAACAGGGATGCTTAAGCTTCTGAATAAGGCAATGTCTTCGAAAGAGGCTGATAAGTTTATGCAAGGGCTTACCAACAGTATGAAAGGCATGAGCGAGCAAGATCGTATACGCACGACCATGCTGATCGGACAGGATAAGGCAAGGGGGATTGTGATGGAGGACCTTGCTCAAAAGAGCAAGTTTATGGCAGGTGAGCTTCAACGTAGCTTGGGAGGAAAGACAACCAAGTCACTTAAGGGCATCTCATCATTAGTCGAGGAGGCTCGTAATGGGGGCGAGGGTGCCAAAAAAGAGTTAAAGGAGATGTTCAAGCAACTGCCCAAGGAGCAGCAAGGAGCATTGAACAGTGCTTTGTACGAAATGACTGCGGACACTCGTGCAAGCAAGCACGGCCCTGCTGGGATTGGAGAGGCAATGGCAAACCTTTCGGCTGGGGCAACGTATGAGGCCAAAAAAGCAGCCTTAGAGCGATTTGGAGGGGCTGGTAAAGTTTCTCAGATGTCTGGGATTCAAGGAACTGCGGCTAGGCAGGCTGCTGGAGTTTCACTTGAGGAGTCGCGAGGAATTGGTAAACTAGAGGAGTCTATCGGAGACCAAAAAGATGACATAATCAAGTCATTAGCCAACCCCTCGGCGGATCCAAAAGAGCTAGCCGCGCAACAACGCATCATTGGTCGGCTGAAGGATATGGGGATTACTGGAGAGGAGCAAATCAAGGCAGCGAAGACAAGTCAGATACTAAATGCTCTAGAGGTTTCTCCAGAGGACGCGCTTAAAGAGGCGAGTAAGCAAACCGACTGGGCTGAAAAGACAGCTAACCTTACTACTACAGTATCCGATAAGCTTGGTGTCATCGTAGAGGGAATTTTTGAGTTCCTCTACGTAGCTATGCGAGATGTCGTTGGGGACCTTGGAGACCTTATCGATTTAATTTCAGCCTCTAGTTTGTTTAGCGGCTGGGGTTTGGGGGGGGCTAAACAGCAAAGAGAGCAGTTGTCCGCAAGTACAACCAAGGAGAATAGGGGCTATACAAGCGTACTTAGGGAGGCAAGGGGCGATAAGACGGCAATGTTACGTGCCGCGCAGCCAATGATCTTTGCAGGAATTGACGCCTCTATTCAGTCCCAAAAAGCGAACATGGCTTACTACAGCGATGCCTCTCTTCAGGATAAGATGGGGGGTGCAGATGGAGCTTTTGCAAAGGACCTGAAGTTACTTGCAGCAAGTGGGGCAGACTTTGGTAAAGCTGCGTTTTTGAGCACGGATATGCAAGATGACGCAAGTAAGGACAAAATAGCTCGATTCCAAAAAACATTCTCGGAAACTGGAGATGTGACAAAAGCTATGGGTTCGTCTGGTTTCACTCCGGAGGATGCAAAGAAGCTGTTTACGAACGCTATTACAACTCTTGGTGACGATAAGTACTCAAGTACTTTGGCTAAATTGGAGACCGGGGTGGCTGGGAGTAAGCTTGTAGGTGGGGGGTCCCCTTCTGAGCAAGCTGCTGCGTCTGCTAAGGCCAAGGAGGCGGCAGTGCAGCCGCAAACAGCAAAATCAAGTGTGACTCCAGGTGTAGCTGCCCCATCGTCCGCATCTGCCACTCCAGCAACTGCGGCTGCGGTTACTGTTGGGAACAAGATGGCAGAGGTTACCCAGGAAGGTTCTATCGACGTTGTAGGCAGCTTGAAAGACCTTTGGACCTTGATGGCAACGAAGGGGATCAAGCTAAATAAGACTCAATTGGAGGGTGAGTACAAGAAGGTGATTCGCGATGGGGCGCTCGATGCAATCCGAACAGGGATGTTTGAGTATGCTATGTACACCTCTGCGGATCCCACAAGAATCCTTGACCAAATCAAGAAAACAGGACTTCCTGAAGTAAGGGCTTTGGGTGCAGACTATGAGAAGAGAGCTAAAGCAAACGCAAGTGGTGGTCTGGTTACTGGCATTAGTGGGGGCCTGGCTCAGATCTCTCCTGCCTCAGGTGAGGGGCTGGCTTCCATTGGCCGAGGGGAGCGAATTGTCCCTGCTGGAGGTGGTGGAGGTGGGAGTATCAACGTAAATGTGAATGGCATTGGTGGGGCTGACTTGGCAAACCTTATTCGAGGTAAGGTTGCTGAGGGGATCTACGAGTACAAGCGTAAGGAGAAGCTTACCTGATGGCTTATATTCGATCAGCGAATCCAGCTAGGTTCAAGGCCCTTACGCAACCGGGGTTGGCTACCTACACTCATGGAGCTGAAAGTAGGACGGGGTACATACCTCTCGCCTTCCAGATCACAAGTCCTTACGACAAGCTCAAGGCTCTGCTACCTCATGCCCTTATCGCTCATGTGAACCCTCGAAGCTTCGCAGAAACCTTCAACAAGAAGATCGAACGAATCCAGACTCGTGGTGGATTTGTTGAGCAGCACTGGGGGGATGACCTTGGAGAGATCAGCGTAGACCAATCCACTGGAGCCTTCGTCAACCTACAGGAAGGGCTCTCCTCAATTCTGCGTCATCGGACAATTGCTTGGGATCGATTTCGGGACTTGTACGACCTCTACCACAATAACGGTTCGGTCTACGACCCCTACGGAAATATCGTCCTTCAGGGTAACGTCATGTTGATGTACGATCGAGGCACCTATCTTGGGTACTTCCGAACGTTCTCGGTTGAGGAGACAGAGACGAGTCCGTTTGCTTTCAACCTGTCTTGGACTTTCAAGGTTGTGGAAACCATCTTTCAGGTACCGATGAATGCCGATGTGACTCAAGTGCGTTCCGTGGCATTCCAATCTCAAAATCAGAGCAACCTTCCTGTACTTAGCGACAGAGAGGGTAACCTAGCTGTCATTGGTGCGGATGGTAAAGCGATTGAGGGGCAAACAGCTGCGGAGCAAAAGCGAGAAGCCCTTGAAAAAGCTGGCAATGACAAGCTTGATGCTTCTGCAAAGAGTATCCAAAAAGGAGCTACTTCGACTTCTGGAGGTACTACTTCGACTTCTGGAGGTGGCGGTTGGCTTGGGGGTTTGGACTTTGTAGGCAGCGATACCACAAAAACACCGACTCCGGCCAAGACCCTACCTACCAAAAGTCCTAGTCCTACTGGCACTCCAGCAGTGAAGTTTGCAAGTCCCAAGCCCCCCACCCGATAAGCCATGGTTAAGCGAGTTATCCAGCAGATTGAAGAGGCGGCCGACTACTACGGGCCAGAGCTTTACTCAAAGCTCAGCTTCTACTCTAACTTCACCCCATCTCAAGACAACCTTAGCTTAGACTTCATCCCTGTCACAGGAGTCAAGCCTAATTCTAAGATGTTTGTAGTGGGGCTCATCCCACCGGCTGCGAACATTTCTGGTAGATTGTTAGACCGATCCGCTTCAGTAGCTTCCGTGCTTGGGGCCCCTGAGGAGCTTGGAGTCGCCTCTACCTCTGCCCCCTCAGGGCCCACTATTAGCGAGCCTGCTAGCGGTAGCGGGAAAAGATATGGCGCTAGTTACACTAAACAGGATGCATCGTTTTGGGATGCTTACATCAAAATGGTGAAAAGGCTGGGGGCGGATCCTTACGCTATTGCCGCTGTAATGCAGCGTGAAAGTGGAATCAACCCGAAAGCTAAGAATCTAGCAAGGGATAAGAACGGGAAGGTTATCCTAGACAGTAAGGGTAATCCTGTTATTTTAGCGCAAGGCATTAACCAGTTGTCTAGAGCTGGGCTGCCAGCTGGCGAGGCGGGGAATGCAGAGTGGGAAAATGTAGCCAACTTGTCAGCTGAGGAACAGTTAAAGTATGTAGAGAAGACCTTTAAGGGTAAAGCTAAAGGCAAGACGGCGACTCAAATGTACAGCGTTAACTTGGGAGGCTATCACGATACAAACCCTGACGGCTCCTCCTACGCTAGCATTGAAGCCCAAAATAGGTGGCTTGCGGCACATCCTGAGGACAATGTAAAAGAGCCTTGGGGAAACCCAAAGGTTATTCATGCTGAGGACAACGGGAGATTCAGAAGATCTGCGAATCAGCAAAGTTGCTATAACGGTAACCCTGCATTCCAAACTGGACCTAATGGGGAGACCTCTCCTCGGGGGGTTCCGGGTGGCGTGGTCATGCGCGATGCTTTGGCACCCTTTATGGCAGGGCTTCCTACTCCAGCCGTAAAAGCCGAAATTGACGCAGCCCTCGCTAGAGCTGGGGGGAACTATACTCCTCCACCTCCACCCCCACCCAAGGCGGAAAACACGAATGGTGCTTGGGTAGACAAGGGAAGTGCAAATGCTAGTAAGTCTAAAAGTGATAACTCGAAGACAGCGGGGAAAGAGCTTGCGAAGAGGCAAGCGGAACTAGGCGCCAAGTTCTCGTCTGCACAAAAGGCTGAGATAAAGGCGACCACGATAGCAATCCAGCAGATGCGAGACACTCCTCCGTTGCGGCTACTCGTGAACCCAGCAACATTCAAGGTGAGTAGTGAGAAAGTCATTGCAGATGGTAATTGGACTAGGAATGGGCCAATTATTGAGCACTGGGGTGAGGGGCAAGACAAGCTAGAGGCCTCAGGTAAGGTCGCAGGGTTCTTCGCTATAGACGCAAATTCACCCAATCCAGATGCTGAGGGGGAGGGGCCAGGCCTAACCAGAGTTGCCAGGAACTTCTCGGCTAGCTACCACAACCTACTATCCCTCTGGCTACTGTACCGCAACAACGCTGGGATCTACACCAAAAGCCTTGACGGTACGGAACTAGCTAGACTGTCTATGGTGGGCTCTATCTACATCTACTACGACGATATCATGTATGTGGGTAGCTTTGACAGCTTCAACCTCACGGAAGCAGATGATAAACCATACACACTAGAGTACAACTTTCAGTTCACGGTTCGTGCTACGTTCTTACTCGATAGGCCAGATAACACGAAGGGGAAGGCTCAGCAGACTAAGGCCCTCACTTCCGGGGACGCAAGCGTTGACGATTTTAATCGCACAGTGGCTGAGTCTAATGCTAGAATCCCCATGCCAGATAACTCTAAAGTGGTGGACCCATTCTTAGCTAACCCAGGGGCAGTTCTTGGTGGGATTAGCGCTGGAGCCTCCAGAGGTAATGACCTTGCTATAGACCCATCAGTGAGTGCAGCTACGAAGACCTCTCCTGAGTTAGCAACGCTTCGTAGGTCTCAATTGATTGAGTGATAGGTAATTATGGCACGAAGTCCGTTTCAAGGTACTTACCAACCAAATGTCAGACCCACCGTGGTCATGGCCCCAGATGCACTGGTCTACATCAATGGGGAGGTGGACATCATTGGGTGTGGGAGTTGCAAGAAACGATTTGACTTCGGTAAGTACATCACTCAACTCCAAGTAGACTTGAGTCTAGACAGTGTTCCTGGAAGCGCGTCAATTACGATGTCTATCCCTCGACACGTAGTCGACGACTTCTTTTTCGATGGTGTTCCGCTAGTTACTGCAATGATGGAGGTGGAGATCTTTGCGAAGGGGTTCTACCTTCTTGAAGGGCTCCCACAATACTACCCTATCTTCTGGGGGCTCATCACTGAGGTGAGTGATAGCTACTCCTCAGGGGAGCATACGGTCACCATTCAATGCGCGGACATCCTGAAGTGGTGGGAAATTTGCAGGATGAACGTGAACCCGGCGTTTGGGGCAACTCCTCAAGCTGGCAATAACATCTTTGGTAACGTCTTCTTTGGCACTAACCCCTATGATGCCATATATACCTTAGCAAATATGGCGTTTGGGGATGTCATTATCGGTACCGGGTCCCTCGTTAACCTCAGTAAGGAAGCCAGTCAACCTAGTACCTTTAGTGCAGTACTAGGTGACATCATGTTGTATTGGGCGAGTAGGTTCAGTCGGATCCGATCCAACCTGCTATTGTATGGAGTCAACGGTGTTGCAGTCCGTGGAGACTCGATTGCTCAAGCCTATGAGACTGGTAGAGCACGAACCCCAATCGCGGCTACCGCAGTAAGAAATGCGAACAGTAACCCTCAGGGAGGTTCTAACGCTACGCAGTTAATCTTCGACCCTACTGACCCTGGGGTGACAGCCTTTCGAACCCAGTTTGCACAAGCGGGGCAAATCAACTTTTGGCAATCGGAATACCAAACCAAACTTGAGATCGCGAACGCCTGTAAAGAGGCCATCGGGTTTGAGTTCTATATGGATGTGACGGGGGACATCGTCTTCAAGCCCCCGTTCTACAACCTGGACATTATCTCCAACAAGCCAGTGTCTTGGATTCAAGACATCGACACTATCGATTGGAACTTCTCTGAGAACGAAGCTGAGGTAGTCACTCAGATATCTCTGCAAGGTAGTTTCGGTGGGAATGTTGACTATGGGTTTAGTGAGGAGATGGTTCCGTCTACTTCAGTGACGGATTACCATCTCCTACGTAAGTACGGTTGGAGACCTCACACCTACAACTCGGAATTCATGGGCGACCCGCTCATGATGTACTACCATGGGCTAGACATCCTTGACCGACTTAATTCGAGACGGCATCAAGGTACGGTTACGATTCCCATTCGACCTGAGTTGCGGATAGGGTACCCTATTTACATTGCGGCAAAGGACCAGGTTTGGTACATCAAGGGAATTAGCCATAACATAGCTTTTGGAGGGAGAGCTTCGACCACCCTTCAGTTGACGGCTCGTCGTGAAAAGTTCAAGGCCCCTAAGGGGATATCCTCGCTGAAGATGACAGGGGATACCTCGGATGCTGCGTTTCGGAAAGCTCAGGCTGCCTATGTGAAACTCATGGCAGCTAACGACAAGAATGCGAGTAAGGCTCAGAAGGACAAGAATGCTGCTCTGTCGGTATCCTCCCCTCAGAACCCTACAAAGGCTAAGAAAGACACTGGGGACCCAGGCCCACCTAATACAAAGGAGCTAGCTCGTAAGACCTTTGAGTTGGAGTTGGGGGACGCTGCAACATTTCCTCCAATTAAGGTGGATGATTCTAGGGTTTCCGATGCTTACGAGCCTTTAATCCTACGGCACCCTAAGACAGGCAGGATTGTGGGGTATCCTAATGTTGTCATGGTGTATACTCGACCATTCGACAATAAGCTGAGCGAAAAGGCCTATGCGGGTATTGCAGGTCAGAAGCCCCCAGGAAAGAACCCTGAAGTAAAGACAGCAAACAAGGGTAAAGTAGAGAATACGCAAAAGCAAAATCTGATAAAGACCCTAAACGCGTTCACATCTACCGACGTCATGAGCCAGTTGTTGAAACACGGGCAAAACAAGTACCAGTATGGTGTAACGTCTTCAGGGTCCTACGTGTATGCTCACGACAAGAGCAAGGTAGTGACTCAATTCGCCCTTATCCCTGCATCCAATATCACGGTCACGAAAGACACTGATGAGGTAAATGCCAAGGATAACCCTCTTAAGGGAGGTACCACGATGGTCCGTCCTGTCTCAGACGAGCGTGGCTTCGAGGTCATCGGGCACTTCCGGTATGGGAGAGGCGTTGCTTTGCGAGATGGGTCTCTTATTCTGAATGAGAATGTGAGCGGGGGTACGAATACTCGAACAAATCCAGGAATTCAGTTTGCTCTAAGTGGGGATTTGTTTGCTACTTTGACTGCGCAGTCACAGGGTCTTACCTCAGTGGCTTCGGCCTACGCTAATCCTGCGGATGCAATTGCACGAATGCAGCCTGAGGATCTACAAACAGCTGGCATTTTGGTACCTGGTGGTACTGATGGGCATAAGAAGCCTCAATTCGACGACACAAAAGAGAACTTCGTAGAGTCGGCTCCGTTAGGATCTGGGATAAAGACTGCCCCTAGCGTAGAGGCAGGTCAGCTATCCCGAGCCCTCACGTTAGCTGAGATGTCAGTGCGGGAAGATGCTACGCTACCGAATGATGACAAGTGCGCTTGTCAGATGGGCAGAGCAGATCTGGCTTTCATCAATATTGGGTACAGCGTAAAGACACTAAATGGAGCTGTACCTGACACTAGTGAGTTGTATAAGCAAGCTGTTGTGCAATTGAACTCGGCGGACGCTTCTCGAAAGGAGCTGGCAGCGCAAGAAGCAGCTGCTGACAAGGTCATGACCGCAACAACCGCTGCTATCGACGACTTGCGAAGAAGGTTGTCCAATACCTCAGATCCTAGTGTCCAAAACACACTTAGTGTTCAAATCGCAAAGCTCAAAAAGGAGCAGGAGGTTAACACTCAGAAGTGGATCGAACTAGCTGGCCAAGCAAATCAGGCTCAGGAAGAGTACGAAAGTTTGGCGGCGTATAGTAGTGAGCAGCAGCAGCGAGGCCAACCTAGGGGTCCGGAGTCTAAGTTCTCCAATGTTAGGTCGAAGGTAGAGGGCTACTTGTTTGGGCTGTACCAGGCGTTGGATGCCCCCCACCAGACCTACGAGAATGCATTGAGGGGGTCTGCTGAAGAACCGAATAGGTCCCCTCCAGATCTGTTCAAGAGCCCAGACCCAGATTCTCTAGTCGCTCCCCCCTTCGGTGCTAGTAACCGTAGCGGGTTGGGGGATCCAGTTGCAACTGCACTGCAAGGAAGCTCAGCTGCTGCTGACTTGAAGAACAAGTGGGATTCATTTGGGAAGAACTTGCAAGATAAGACCAAACGTACACAGTTGACCCAGGAGATTGCAGCCCTACGCGCTAAGCTAGCCAGGTTAGAAAAGCGCAAGCAAGACCTGATTGCGGAAGGAACTCCGACGTCGCATGTAGCTGGTAACACGGATACCATCGAAAAGCTAGACAAGGATATTGAGGCGACTCGGCAAGAGCTAACCCAGAAAGAGGCTGAGCTTGCTCAGATTACCTAAGTGAGTAACGTACCCTACGGTAAAATACCAGGTAAAGAGTTCGTAGATGGCGATGACCAGAGGTACGCTCATACTCGGGTAGGAATCATTACACGCGTTGACGCTCAGCATTTGAAGTGCGATGTACGAGTTCTCAGTGGTTCTGAGCAAAGGTTCGAGGTAGACCTCACTCAGTCGATGGCTGGGCCGCGAAGCTTCTTTGGTGGTATTCCAGAAGTCAACTCGATTGTCCTCATTGCCTACAGGAAAATCCACAAGCAAGTATTTGATGCGGTTATCCTTGGGTACCTGCCAACGGGCAACCTGCTAGGGCTCAAGTTCGATCCCCTTAGTCCTGTAGACCCTGGAGATGTGGGGCCAGCGGATGTAGCAGGGGCGGTAAAGGTCTACGGTAAGACGATCCGATACAAGCGGATTACAGGTAAGCCCGGTGACATTCTAGGGATGAGCGCTTCCGGATCTGAGATGGTCCTCTCAGAGGATGTGAAGTTCTGTAATCGAGCGGGAGACCTAGCTGAGCTACGAGATGTAGACCGTACTTGGGTAACTCAGGCGCTCCATCGAGTAGAGGCAGACTCCGCATCTTACCTATTTTCCGGGGCTGCTCGACGTGGAGGCATGAACTTACCTGTTGACATCTTCCAGAAGGACAAGGATGGTAAGCTCTCTCGTACAGTTAAGACCCAAGATCAGAGGTTCTTCGGGAGAGACGAGCTTGGTAGTGCTGGAGTAGGTACCAACACATTCGTTAACCCGACTACTGGGAAGGTCCTAGATCGGATCAACGCAGACGAAGAGTTTCCACCTCTGACTTACTCGAATGGGCGTCAGGTATTCTACGCCTCTGGAAATCAGGCCACCAACTTTGAGGATGTGCTCAACGGTGGTACGGGAAGGGCCTTCACTGAGCGTAGGCTAGAGATTAGACACGACACAGACCTACAGCAAGAAGTACTGGAGGAAGTAGACGGCTTCTCGATGGACCGTCCCAGGGTCTACATAGAGCAAGTATTTGGTACCGTCATTGGTAACGACCCCTTCTCTAGTCTAGGTCAACGTCAGTATGGGCGAATCCTAAAGCCAGCCCTCTTTGAGGACTTTGACCAGACCGCTCGGCCAAGTGGGTTCCGCATGGAGGAGGCAGCACGGCCCCCAAGCGTGTCGATTGACGAAGCCATGAATATGGCGGCAGCTTACTTGTTTACGGTCTCTCCTCCTCAGAGTGCGTCAAAAAACAAGTTTGCAGTGGCGGTCAGTAAGCAGGGCAAGCTGTTCCTGAACGTGCCTGGATCAACCGTAGAGAACCAGCTCACGAACAATATCTCAGCTGAGGTGAACATGGAGGGAGCCCTGAAGGCTCGGCTCGGTGCTTCTACCCCAGACAGGATCTCCCTCCACTTGACATTAGAGGGTGGAGTTTTCCTGGACATTGGGTCTAACAAGGATGGGGAGGTAATCACCACCAACTTCCGAGGTGCTGTAAAGCAGTCCTACAAGGGTGGAAACAGCGTAAATGATACGGCACAGAGCGTTGACATCGGAGGTAACACGGAGACCTACGTGGGTGGAAACGACCGCCAAGTAGTCAATGGAGCGTACTCTAAGCGAGTGGACGGTGGGTACAGTGTCCACGCGGGTAGAATCGCAATGAACGGCTTGAATGGGTTTTCAGGTAACTTTGGAGAGTATAACCTACTAGTTTCTGGGAAGACTCAGACTCAGTACGCTTTAGCCGTCCTAGAAACGATCGCACTAGGAGGCAAGATCTCCACGATTCTGGCTGGAGCTAAGGTCCAAAACCTACTTGCTGGAGCCATGGTCACAAATGTGCTGGCAGGGGCAACTTCATTCAACAATGCAGCTGGAGCCTTTTCGGTTCTGGTTGGGGTCGGGGCTATTGGTCTCACTACGGGAGCTGGAGCTATTGGAGTAACTACCGCAGCTGGAGCTATCTCTTTGGCAACTGGGCTAGGAGCCGTGTCAATTGTGGGCACTCTTGCCGTAAGTGTGGTATCAGGAGTAGCCATATCTCTCATGGCTCCTCAGGTCCTACTAGGAGGGCCAGCCGCTGTACTAGGAGTCTCTCGTGGTTTGCCAATGATGCCCCCCCTTGCTCCCAGTTTGGATTGGGTAACAGGTTTGCCCTTGGCCGGTTCTTGTTTGATTCGAAGTATTTAGTGAGCGCATGTTGCTCGTCAAAAGTGACTGTACAGACCCCGAAGTTTTCCGTCGTGTCGCTCGTTACCTAGAAACGGGTAAGTTAGAGACCACATGCTCTTAATGCCTAACCTCACTCTAGCAATTATCCAGGGCCTTGCCTCAGGTGGGGTAGTAGGTCCTGCTGTTCCACAACTAGCCCAAGGAATTGCGGGCGGGATCATGCGATGGGTCCCCCTTCTCATTGTGAGCACTGTGGATACAGGGACCTATGGGGTAGGGTCGGGTATGGCTCCATTCGCATTGGATGTGGGGTCACTTACGACCAACCTTATGAATGCCTATGCCGTGAACGGTCAGCTTGGTCCTATGTCCAAACCCGAGGCAAAGGGGCTAGCTTCTGGACTAGCTTCTGGTTTTGCGCAAGGGATCATGAAGACGAGTCATGCTACGACAGGGTCTGGGGATGCCCTGGCTAGAGTCTTTGGCCCTCTCGCATTTAGCTCTCTGGAGCAAGGTTTCAAGGCTGCTGGGATGAAGGGGCCTTCCTCAGTGAAAAAGTGCAAGGCAATCTCTACCGCCCTTTTTCTAGGGCTTCAGTTGTTTCAGATGCCAATCAAAATCCTAGGTCCATCGTCCCCCTCTCCTGGAGGGGGTTCTGGCATCGGTAGAGTCTACTAAGAGGTTTCATGGGATTCTCGCTAAAAGGTTACGTCTTAGAGAAGCCACGGGTTGGAGCTTCCAATTCCGCCTATACTAGCTCTCCGGACAACGTGATCTCCGACTCTGGAGCGTATAGCTCCACTTTTGGTTTGGATGAGACAAGTCCTGGACGGGTGGAGTACCTCACCTCCGTGCTTGTAGATGGCGACCTTGCAAACGCTGAGTTTGGGTGGACGAAGAACGAGTCGTCCTTTCAACGGTTTGAGTTCGACGGGGCTGAGCAACGCTTTCGTCCTATGCAGGGTTCGGTTCGACTTGAGGTTGGGACTGTAGACACTACCTCGAACACAACACGATTGAAGCTACCTAAGCCTACTTTGTCAGCGGCTATAGCGCCTTATCGGCTAGCCGTGGGTAGTGTGGGTAGCGGTACCACGGTGAATATAGTTACCGTAGCGACAGATGGTAACTTCGGGAGTCCAGTTAGCGGTACCGTCGAGTTGTCCCTAGCCACGGGAAACTTGCACTGGAACACTACAGACCTGGCTACAACGTTCCTAGGCCAGAAGGCGTTCTTTCAACGTCAGACATTTTACTCCATCAAGGAGTCTACTGGACGTATTGGAGTTGCAGGGGCCTCCTTGCTCCTCAACCCTCTCCCTAAGACAGGACAGTTCCCTCTTGT